GCTACCAAAATGGTTGTCACCGTCGGATCTCGGACTTACGAAACTTTTAACATAGTTCCATTGCTGGGCACTATATTTGTAGATGGAAATCATTCCTTGATTTCCGTATCCGGCGTTTGTGCCACTTTCTAGTGCTTCTACATTAAATGCCTGTTCCCAATCTTCGGTGTATACGTTAATTGTGCTGCCGTCGCCTAGTATAGCATTTTTAGCCTTCCACAAATTTCCTTCATACAACACAACATCATTTGGTGCATATGTTTTGTATGTGCTAAAGATACCTTGATAATTTGTTCTTACTCCACTAGCATTAGGCGAACCTACTATCAACCATTCGTTATCCGGAGATAATGCCAATTCCTCTCCAAAGGTATTTGTTACTGCACTTGAAAATCCTGTTTGCGGTTCTAGTATCTGTTTAACAGCAAGACCCGTTGCTGTTTCCACATACACAACAACAATGTTTGATCCTGTTAGCGAGGCAATCGTTTGTTGTAGTTGTTGTGAAAATAAAACTTTCTTACCCGTATGCTGTGGTGTTGTGCTACCAAAGGCTTCAATCTTCTTGGAAGAATATTCCTTATTTTTTTCTACAACTTCCCATCTGTCACTACCGTTGTCATCAATGAACAGTTTAGATTTTTTATCAAGAAGTGCTACTGTTTCTGTATCCAAACTATCATAATTATTAAATCTTGCATTAGTTAATAATATTGGGTAGTTTAAGGAACTCGGTTCAAAATCTAAATCAGTGGGTGGTGTTTCAGTTTCAAACGATGCAGTGAAATTTGTTACTGATTTTAACTTATGGAATCCATCAACATCGCCAAACGTTTTTAATCCTATTATATCATCAACTGCAAGGTTGTGTCTCTTACCAAATGTAAGAGTTACTGTTTTTGATTCTGTTGTTAAATTTGTTATTGGTAATTCATTTACAAAATTTATTCTTAATACTGTCCAGCTCTGTTTGTCAAATGTTACCCATATATGCTCATTATTAGAAACACTACTAATATCAATATCAAGTATATCATCTCTTGTTTTAACAATATACTTTGTTTGATCTACTTTAACATACCCAGCATTTCTAAAGTAGGGTTTTACACTAGTTGTAGGATTAATACTAGTTGTATAAGGAATAGGTGCATAATCAAAATCAGATTGATTAATTCTATAGTATCTGTCAACTTGATCAATATTATTACCCGCAGTAACTATAACAGGTTGCGGATTAAGAACAAAGTTATCCGAGTCAAGTTTTATTTCAACTACCTTAGATTGATCTATTCCTCCTAGACTACCTACCTTAAATGCCCATTCTTCTTTTAAAACAATTCCGGCACCATCGGCTCTACCAAGTTTATTAAATATTTTAGTAAAGGAATTGTTGGTTCCTTTTTCTCTAATAAATCCTTGATACAATCTATACTGTGTTACACTATCCTCAGATAGGTTTTGTAAATAATCTCTTGTTTGATAACCAATAGTGTGTCTTGCTAGATCTCGTTGACTTTCTGAAAGACCCTCTGTATCTGTTTCAAAGTAATCTTCCATCTGATTAATTTTAAAATCATAGTTAGGAATTAATCTCTTTTCCGGAGTTGAATCTAGCACTGTCCAATTAATTGCATTAAACTCTTCTAGACTGGTATGATTTTTCTTACTGGTATAATTTACACCTTGATAGTTTATTATATCGCCTAGTTTATAATCTTTAAACGGCTGCCAAGAAGCAATATCAACATTATCAAATACAAACCCAGGTGAAGTATAATCTCCATCCCAATCAACCGTTCTAAATCCTTGAACCTTAACTCTTTCCTGACGATACCCTGTTGGTTTATCAAAAATTACATCATTGAATACTGTTCTATCTGAAAATATTGCAACGTGTTCTTTTAGAACGTAATTTAATTTAAGATAAAATAATCCTTTTGTGGTATTATTAATTGAAAATGTAAATGTTTGAAACTCTCTATTAACATCAAAGTTTTTAACTTCCATCGGCTCGCCGGTATCAGTAAGAACATTATAATCATAAAAACTGTCTAATAGATTATCCACAACTCCTACCGGCACTTTAACTTTGATTTGTTCTGCGCCTGGACTTACAGCAAGCAGTGCTCCTACGGACCAATCATTTCTTGTCCAGAACATAAATTCTTTAGCAGCAGTAGTAAAGTCCTGCATGGCCTGGTTATCTCTACTGTAGTTTTCAAATATAAATCCTTGGTCTTTTAAGAATTCTTCATAACCTAATAGGAAATCTACTACATCTTGGATTCTGTTGAATGTTGTTCCGTAACTTACATTATTAATTCTAAACTTATTAAAGTTTCTTCTACGCTGTGCAGTTGCTCCGCCTATAATAGGTAACTCTGGAAGTAGTGTCCAGTTATCAGCATTGAAAGTATCAGAACTGGTATGTGACAGTTTTGATCTATAGAACATGTTTCTGTATTGTATAATTGCACCGTTGTTATATAACTGGTTAGTTGTCCAATCCACAAATGTTGCACTTACTCCGCCCACTGATATTACAGGATCCTTTTGATTAGGAATAGCATCATAGGTTGTAAAGTAAGGATTTACATCATCGTATCCATTAACAAGCCAGCCTGTTTCTGTCTTTTCAAATATAACACCGCTGTAACTTACACTTTGTATGGGTGATGAAATATTGAAGAATATATTATAATTTTCCTCAGGAATGAATATGCTGGAACTCGCAGCGGCTGGACTCTTTGAATCCAGTAAATATTTCTGCTGTGTTTTATCCACAAAGCCACTCAATCTTGAAGTTAGTCTTACATTGATATTAGAAAGTGTGTTTTGTGCATCACTTACAGTCTTACCTGTTGATTTTAAATAACTGGACAAGTAAAATGCTAATCCAGAAGTAAACGTTTTTCCCGTAATAGGTAATTCTATTTCTTTAGGAGTTATGAACACTCCGGTAGTCTTGCTGATAATTTGATCGGCTATGTTTCTCTTTGTCTTGCTTCTGTCAAAATTAGCAATAATATACTCAAACGGTCTAAGGAGACATAGTGCTAATGTTACAACGAATGGAAATTCTGAACTACTTCTGTATGCATATTCAGTTGGTGATACATCTCCTAGTTTGAAATTTCCTTTGTTGTTTGTAAGTGTAAAGTTTCCAGCCAACCCACTGTCTAGTGGACTTAGCAAATTGCCATGTTTGTCAACCGGTATGTGCCTTAGGATGGAAGGTCTTGCATATCTCTTGTATGTTCCTATTCTATCACCCTGTCTAATAATACCGTCTCTAATATCTTCCCAAAGGAGTAAGTTACCACTTGTGTATGGTGCTGGTCCATATTCTGATTCCCACCACGTAGGCTTTTCACTAAATCCTAACATTTCCCAAGGACAGCGATGCGGTCTGTCAGTATCATAAAAATACTGATAGACTCCTCTCCACCAACCTGGTAAGTTTTCTGTTCCGTCCAGGTCTGTCATATTAGAATAGGTATACGTAAATGTTTCCGTATCCTTAAAATAATCGTTTGTGGTATATCCAAGATTGGTATTGGCTATCCAACGTAGGAATTCTTGGCTGGCAACTGAATCAAATTCTTCCTTGGTGAACACGGAGTTTTTATAATATCCGCCAATGTTAGCATCAATATCAAATACCGAAGGATCATATTCCTGTTTAATATTGTTATAAATTCTATATTCAAGTTCTAGTAAAACATCATCTCTAAAATCACCATAAGAAATTGTTATACTACCGTCGTGGCCCTGTATGACATCCTGTGCTTCACGATAGGTATCGTCACTAAACTTCATTGGAGTATACTTCTTGTATAACCCGATCGAAGTTGGTGTAGGTGGTATGTGAGAAGAAGCAGTAGAAACGTATTCACGAATTTCTATGATATCTCCTACCGCTAGATCAGCAGTTACATTAATAAATCCAAATTCTGAACTAAATGTATAATCCTTAGATGCTAGTAATTGTGAGCCGTTTTTGTAAATGTATACAGCACGCCTACTTAGAGTCACTAAGTCAAAATCTTCTGTAAGTGTAAATGTTTTAATACCTGGATCTTCTACTGTGTATTCTACCTTTGTGAATGCTCCCGTTCCTATCATGTCACTATCGGCAAATGCACTGGTTGCACTTTTTGTCTTGTTTAACTCATCAAATATTCTATCAACTAAATCTGGAATGTTTTCAGTATCATCAACTTCATATGCCTTCTTGATAAAATTTTCTTTAAACACCGAATACTGTTTCTTGGCATTTTGCAGAGCCTTGATTATGTTTACTTCTTTATCGCACAGTGTTAATAGTGCTGATGCTGCTACACCAGAATGTTTTAAGAATCTTTTTGCGTTTACAGTAAAATCTGATATGTCTCTTAGATTTGACACACCTGGTAAATTACCAGAAAATCTAGTATCAAATTCAAGAGCAGTTCTTACATGATCTGTTGCTTGTCCTAAAGTAAATGTTCCTAGTGTTTCATTAAGAGGATTTTTTTCCAACCCAAGAGGTATTTCATAATAACCTCCCACGGGTTCGATGCTGCCAACAATTTTTATTGTTATAATATCCTTGGCATCAAATTTTGTTGTAAATGTAAAGACTCCGTCCTGTCTTGTATATTCTTCCTTGAATTCGTCACCGTTGCGATAAAAAATAATTTCAGTAGTATCATCTACTTGAGAAAAATCTACAGTATTAAATGTTACACTATTTGTGGAGTTAACCACTGTTATACTATCAACGATAGGTTGTAAATATTTTACATTGGTTTTTACCCAACCATTTTCATATGCGTTTTCAGCTTTGTAATAATTCTTATTAATGTTTGTAATAAATGCCTGTTGGTTAACAGTATAGGTAAATTTTTCTGTTTCCCAATTCCAGTCAAATTGTATATCGCCAACATTATCTATATTTTGATAAGAAATTGCAAATCCAAGTTCTTTATCAACAGGACCGGTTCCTTGCTTGTAACTAAACACCTTACTTCCTGCAAAACTACTTACAGGATAAGTGTCAGGGTCATCAAGTGCTACACCATTTTCATCGAATGCATCAAATAACGGTGACTGATTGACTGTAGTTTTTTCTTGACTCTTGTTCCACTTTGTTCCGTTATAGTAGAACATCTTACCAGAATTTAATATTCCTCTGCTGGCTAATACACTTTCATTCACTTTAGGTTCGGTATCAGCAGTTTCCTGTAAGGTAATTTGTCTCACACCGTTATGAACAACAAATTTAACTTGGTAGATTCTATTATTTGCTAGATTATCAGTATCAGCAGTAACCAACACTCTTGCACCTTCGAATAGGAATTCTCCATCGACACTGTAGCCCGTGCTTCCTTCTATTGTGGAAAACACGTCCGTTGTATAATCATCAATATAATCTACCGATGCTTTTGCCGTTGTTCCCTGTTGGTATAGTTTAATATTAGGGTGGAATTCTATAATTGGTCGCTTTGCTCTCGCAGTTTCTAGTGCATCAAAATCACTGTCTCTCAGTTTATATGCATTCTCAAGAACATTTCTGTGAAACCATCTGTTGTATCTGCTCCACGGATTTAGATCCGAACTGCTTCTATTAATAGTTACATAATCTTTTCTTGCAGGATAAAGTGAAGCATCATCAAATGGCTGTGTATCAAAACCTTCATTATCAAAAAGTATTTCAGGAGTGCCTGAACTGATATTTGGCGGAATTAAATCAGCAAATCTTATTAGGTTGATTGCCTTGCCAACACCTTCTACTAACCAAGTGTCTGTAGCATATTTTTCTGATTGCACCTGTCCACGGAATTCAATTATCATTCCGTTTGAAAGTTCAACATCATTGGCACTGGTGTAATATGTTTTGCCTAGAATTTCCTTTTCGATATTAATTGCAGTATTAGATTCAATATCAGCAATTACCAATCGTCCCAACCTGTTGGCATCGGTTGCACTCTGATAGTATATAACATCTGGTGCATCTAGAGGAACTTCAAATGTTAATGTTCCTACTTCAACACTGTTATTGGTTACTCCGTTATTGTATACTAAACTATTAAAAGATGCTGAACTATCTACTAATTCCCAATCTTCCGTATCGATGTCTATGGTGCTTCCGTCACCTGGAAGTATTTCTTTTAATGCTCTCCATAATTTACCATCGTATACCGCTAGTTGTCCTGGAGTATATAATCTTAATGGTTCGTAGTTAAGGCTACCCGTGTCATAGTTTGTTCTAAGCACAAACGGTTCGCCTGGACTATTAACTGTAAATGTATATGTCTGTCCCCTATAAAGTGTAAGTGTTGGGTTATTGGTTAATCCGTCCGGTGTTAATACCCAACTTGATCCAATACCCTGATTGACTTTGTAGGTAGACTGCACAGACTGAGTCTGCCCAAACACTGCTACCGAAGGAGGTCCTCCTGGTATCCAGTAATATTCTCTATAGTTAAGAAACTTATCCCAGTCAATAGGTGGATTCCAACTATAATGTTCTTGGAATGTTGTCTTATCATCTCTTTCGTTTTTGTTTCCAAAGAAAGTTTCGATATTTTTTAAATCTAAATAATCATAAAATTTAGTTACTACCTGATTATTCTCAACGGTGACTCCTGGCTCTAGTTGATACCTACTTCTAAGAGTATTGTCAGTATCAAGATAAACATTTGTTCCTGTATAAGTTTTACCAAATCTTCTGCCAATGTATCCTGATAACTTATCAAGTGCGCCTGGCTGTATTAGAGGGTCGACAACTCCTGATAGAAATTTGTCATTATTAACACTCCTAAAAGTTTGCGGAAGTAATTCTGAACTTTTTCTAATAGGTAATTGACTATTAGGGTAAACTTTTTTATCTGCCATTAGTAACTAGAACCTCCGCTGCTAGAAGAACTCGACGAACTAGAACTTGATGTAGTATTCGATGTTGTGCCATTTTCTACGGATCCTGTGCTGGCTCTTATTTCTGCTGCGGTGATGCTGGTTACAATTTTTATGTCATCTACAGTTGCACCACTTACAAAAATTTCATCTGGCTTGCTCTGAATTTCAAACAGACTACCAAATGCTTGGGTTGTATCTCTAGGTAATATAACAAAGTTGGTAACATCAGGCGCTACTGAATTAATAATATATGTAGTAAGTTCGCTTAGATAGAATCTATCACCAAAGTCCCAATTTCCTATTGCAAAAAATTGGTTAATAGCATTAACTATTCTTACTTTTAAATTGTTATCATTAATTGCTTTGTTTGAATTCTTTACAACTTTAAACTGCGACTGTAATTTAGTTGCTGCCTTTGCTCCAAATAACACTTTGTATTTTACTGGATGGTAAACTATTTCATCACTGATTGTTTTTATTTGGCTTAGATTACTACCAAATTCAACTCTCAAACTGTCAGTGGTTGGTGCTACTGGTTCGGTTGTTGCTCCTGCTAGATAATTTCTATATGCAGTATCATAATTTTTTGTTAATAGGAATAAATCAACAATGTTGGTAACACTTGGATCAAGTCTTCTATCGTCACTTGCTGCATGTGTGTATTGGAATTTTAAATTTCTTCTTCCTATGTATGCAACATATGAACTATCAAGAACGAGCGTGTTAGTTGTTCTGTTTACTTTTTTCACCCTATTTTCTGCAACATCACTAAAGTAAATCAATTGTCCATCGGTATAGTCATTTACATTTATCAGTGCTTCTCTAGTTGCAATTAAGATAGTGTTAGTCGAGTTATCAAATAAATTTAAAATATCAGTGCCGTATTGATCCGTGCTTCTAACAAAGAACAAGTAGTTTGAATTAATATCTTCACCCGCCACTTGTATAAACGAATCCGGATCATCAACAACTCCATCACTATCACTATCACTGAAACTTAACTTGATTTCTTTGTTGCTTTCATACCCGTCATCAAACTGAATAGTATCAGTTATTTCAAATTTATAATCTCTTCCCAATGCTGACGAACTGTTACTTAAACTATTAATTCCTAAAATATTTACTGTGTCCTTGGCTAGTAATCCTGTAAGATTATTGTATGCTGTTTCATTTTTATCAAAGTAAAAACGATTCTGTTCAACGCTTCCAAACACATAATTAAGAGTTCTTATTCTAACAACGTATTGATCGTTTTCTTTAACAAAGGCAAATAGCCAACTTGCATCAAGATTTTCGTTTGTTGTATCGCCTGCTTTACCTAGACTAAAATTATTAATTAAATCTAAGTTTTGATTTTGTATAATTTTCCAGGAACTATCTGCTGTGTTATATCTCAAACCAAAATTTAAATTAGCAAACATTAAATTGGTTATTTCAGTTTCAAGTGCTGTGTTTAAATCATTTACAAATTTAGGAACAATATTACTAGCGATTGCACCCGTTGGCACGTTCTCATTAAATGTGATTGGTCCTAGGCCATTTGCAAGTGCTCCTCTATCCGCATTTGTTCCATCTCCAACCACGGACTGAACCTTGGTCCAAATATAAGTAGAACTTCCTAGATGATCAGCAGCGCCTGCCATTAGTTTATTATTCTGTGTGGTCATAAAGTGATAACCTGTAGGAGCAATAAATTTAATTGTTGCTCCAACTGTCAAGAATTTTAAACTGCTTGTCGAATATGTTCCTGTTTTAAGTAAACTGTTATCGACTGTATTAGTAAAGTATCCTGTGCCGCTATTTAAATCGTTGGTTATACTAGTCCAGACTGTTGTCTGTTCACTAAATGTAACTCTTTCGTATTTTGTAATATAAAAGTTATACAGATCCTTATCCGCAAATGCACCCTCAATATTTTCTCTTAGGAAATTAATAATTTCTGTCTTGGTTGTAAATTTAAAGAATAAACTTCTTTCAGAATCTTGTTTATAGATATACCCGTCATCTGCGAAAACATTAACCGAGCTATATTTTCCACTTGCATCAATTATATCATAATTTCTACTGATACCACTTGACGTCCTGTTAACTGCTTTTACTTTTAGAATGTTCTGTGAACTTGCTAACGGTGCAAGATTATAATCTTCACCAGTTACCATTCTATTCTGTGTGTAATAAAGTGCAGGCGCATTCTGTCTAATTGTATCTACACTTTCAGTTGGAGCAGCATTACTTACTGTGTATTGTAATCCTAAATTAACTGTAAGAGTATGTGCTATTCCAGCCTTATTAATGTAATCAATATCAATCGAAATGCCACGCATGTCTGTTGGAGCAATTGAATACGCTAGTCCATTACTGACTCTGTAGTAAACTCTAAAACTTCCCTGCGGAAGATTACCATATGTTCCGTCTGCAAATACAAGATTAACTCTATCGCTTGATTGTGTAGATACAGAATAGATATCTTTCACATTACCAACTATACTGTTATAGGCAATATTGTTTCCTGTAAGACTGCTTACCTGTGACCATTCTTTTTCCTGTCCGCCGGCGGAGTTTATTCCAAATAACCAAACATCATCGTTGTTGATGTTATTGCTTTCGACTGCTACAGTTTCATTTGTGGTTGGAGTGTTTATTGTGAAGTCAGCAAATTCTAAACTACCTTGTTTAAATTGTAGAAAGAATCCTGTGTTAGCACTTGCTGATCCTTTACCGTCCTGTCTGTAAATAAATCCTAATTGATTTCCAGGAGTTGGAGATTCTTCGTATATTGTTTCCGAATCTTTAAATGTTGTGCTTAATATTTCAAATGGCATGTTTCTGCCAGCCACTGTTTTAGTAAACGTGAACAATGGAACATCAGTTGAGTTAGTTCTAAATCTATACTGTTCTGATGGGATTCCTTGTATTGAAGCAGATCCTTCGCTTCGGCCAAATTCTGTGTTGTCGGCCATTGCTGAATTTAATACTAATATAAACTGTTCTGCCCAGTTTGAATTTGTAGGGTCGTTCCACTTGACTGTTTGCTGTGCAAGATTTCTTCCATTGCTGTCCACAATGCTTTCTGTTGTGGATACACTGTTAAATTTTAGTAGTCCGCTACTTCCAATATTACGCTTGGCATTATACGAAAGCATTCTTGCTATTCTAAGAACACTTTCCTTACGCTCTGCTAGTTCAAGAAAATTTTCTCTACTTGCTAAATCTAGTCTAAAGCTCAAACTCTGTCCTAGGAATGCAACAGCATCAACCAATGCCATGTATTCAGAACTTTCAATATAATCATTAAAGTCTTCAGGATAGTTTTCGCGGAGATAGTTAATAATTACCCTGCGAATATTCTCAAAGTCATAGGACTTAAAATCAGCGTTTTTAAAGGTCTGATAGATTCGTGTCCAGTCCTGATTCAGTATTAAATTATTCTGTCTTGATGTTGTGCTCATTAGTTAGTATCCTATTGCAATATTTAGCCTGCCAAATTAAGTGCTTAGTTTATTACGGAGTTATTTCTATCAAAATCGAAACGCATTCTTTCATTGACATTAAACGGCACATAAACTACATCTGCTTCAATTCTCATGCCTTGTTCCGTGCTGTCGACAGAAACATTTTGCACAACTAGTCTAGGATCATAGTTGATTATATTTTCAACATCTTTCGCTATCATGGTTTTAACTTCTTCCGTAAATTGTTCAAATATCATGTCCCATATTATGGTTCCAAATGTAGGATTTTCTAACTTTTCACCCTTTCTTATGTAGAAATGATTGATTACGTCCTGTTTTACCAGATCAATATCATATAACTTGAATCCATTTGCTTTATTTCTGCTGTTGAATCCTTTGTATGTGAACGTGTTCGCTCCTTCCGTTCCAACACTTGCTTTGTTAACTGCTACTGCTCTTTGATTGTATATCTTTTTCATGTTATTACTCCTTTAGTTCCCTATCAGTGAATCTTTCTGCTTGTAGGGCAGGGGAATTGTTTTCATGCAGTGCCCAAGGTTCGTGCATGGGTATTCTTTTCATTATTGATTTAATCGTTCCGTCAAGATATTTTAACTTGGGCCAGCCAACTTCAACATTATTAAACAGTGCTGTGTGTAGGTGTAGATCCGTTATACTTTTTGCAGTGTCTGCTGCTCTTGCCTCAGGACCATTCATATGAATATTTGTTGCAGTCTCGATATGATCTCCACCGCTTTTAATTTCTGTATTGGTTGTAGCAGTTAACGATGTTCTTGCACCCGTCTTAACATCAAGGTTAATTGCTTGTTCAATTCTTGTATTGCCTATTACATCAATATCTAAATCCCCCGGAACAATAACACCTTCGGCATTTTCATAACTGCGTGTTTCAATTTTACCGTTGGCACCAATTAGTATATTTGTATTGAATGCACTTTCTATCTGTATTCTTCCTGATTCGAATTCATTAGAATCCTGTATTTTGGGTATTGGATTTCCATCATCATCTCTTCGATGTAGTTCTGTTGGGGAAACATATTCGGCGGTGGCTTTCATGTTTATATTCCTGCCTGCTTCCATGTTAACATCTCTATCTGCTTTGATGTTAATATCATTTTCAGAATGCACGCTGATGCTATCCGCAGCATAAACATCAATCTTACCATTGGATGTCATTTCAATCCATGATGTTCCTCTTGCATTACCGATATAGATTAAATCCTCGGAATTGTGCATCAGGAGTTGGTGTCCTGTTCTAGTTCTTAATCTGGTATACTCGTTATAAGGAACTGTAGGATCACCTTTTTCGTTAGTCTCCTTTGCTTCCTTGTCAGCAAATCTTCCTTCAAGTATGTCAATATATCTTACAGGACCTTCTCCTGCTTTTGTTTGTCTTGCGTATCTGTCATCCCCGTCATCCATGACAAACTGTGTGCCGCCTAATCTCGAAACTGGAACTGCTTCTAATGACTGATTGTCTGTAGGGCCAGTTGTCATTCTCTTGCTTCCGTCTCTCCAATCAAGTGGACCTGGAGTAGAAATTCCAAACACGGAGTTTGGAACTTGTCTTCTTGCGGAACTGGTTGTGACTCCCCTTACATCATCTTCTAGAGTTCCTTGTTCAAGAAATCTATCTGCTATTGGATGAATAGGTTTTTTAATCTTGTCTGGATCTTTTTCTGCTGCTTCTTTATTAAATCTTTTGTTTATTTCACCTGTAGGCAGTGGCTGTGTAGTATCAAACTTTTCTTTTTCGCCCTTGGCGTATTCTACCTGTGTAGTTCCTGCAATCGCCGGCACCATGTTGTTTGAAAAATTAGGCGGTAAGCAAGCGAACCAATATCCTTCGCCAGGATCGCCATCAACAAACACACACATCACAGTTACTCCAACATCCGGCGGAACGAACCACATGCCGTATGATTTTTGTGTGTCATTAAAGTCATCGTTGTTATTTCCTTGTGCAGCAAATGGAGTGTATCCAAAGAAAGGTGAAGCATAATTTACCGTGTAGGTTTGACTGTCGGCACCGACATCATTTCCTTGATCCTTGAGTAAACTAACACGCAGTCTACCGTTAAGTGATGGATCCATGAGGCTGATAATCTTGGCCAGATATACTCCGCTGCCAAGATTTACTCCTGCGGTTTCTTTATTTGAGCTTCTTCTTTGTATTGCCATTATTAAAAGGATCCTTCAGTTTCTGTTAACTTATCAGTTTTTACTTCTTCACTGGTATTGGTTTTTGGTTTGACTTCTCCGCCGGTCTCAACTGTTTTATTATTCTGTTTGTTAGTCTGTAGATTAACACCATCGTAATCCGTGGGTTGCCCTTGCATTCTTACGCACTGTAGTTCCTGTTGAAACTTTCCATCATCAAACTTGCTTATACACTTAATTACCCTATAAATGCCACTAAACGGGCTGACCTTATCCTTGTTAGAAAATTCAAACAATCCAGTCTTTTCATTTATATCAGCAGGAGTTCTAAATCCTAAATATATGTAAACATCATTTGCTTCATAATTCATCGTGCCGTCTTCTGTTAGCAAAGGTGATTGATCCGAGGATTTAGAAAAGTAGTTACTAAAACCGCTATCGATAAGATAATATGTATCTCCCATAATGGTAAACTCTATCTTGACTAGGTCAGCACTGGTAACATTAATAAATGCATCATGAAAACTTTCTGCAATTTTTTGTTCCACATCCGTATCGCCGCTTCCGCCTCTCAGTGAATTAAAAAGATTAGGGTTTTTCTTGATCTTGGATTTACCAAGATTAGCGGTTTGTGCTTTTGTTTCATTACCTGTGCTAGTCTGTGTTTTTTTTATTGTGCTTTCAACGGTATTTTTGTTATCCTGGTTTTGTTCATTTTTTGTTTTTGATTCTGACTGAGGATTTGCTCCGCTGTAGAAAAGATAATTTATATCAATTTTAAAGTCTAGTATTTCTGTGTTTTGTCCTGAATAAATGTATTCATATTTTTTAACAATTTGTTTTTCTATTTCCGAGTAACCCACAGGAACAGAATTAGGATTGCCAAATATGCTGCTATGGACCTTGAACGGCACTACTCTGTAAATATATTTTTTTGCAAAGTCACCAATGCTATCATCATAATCAAGAAATTCAATTTGTGTATCAATCTTGAACCAATCTATCATTCCGTCTGCTTTGGTTGCTTTTTGCGTTGCTTGTTTGGCCCACGTTGAACTTAGTATTACCTGTGTTATGATGTCCGTTAGTTTTTGTTTCTGTGTAAAATGAAATGATCTTGCCTTTTCATCAATCTGCATGATTCCTCTCTTTACACGCTTGGTTTTTTCATCAATTGCATCCTTATCAGTTTTAAAAGGAAAATTACCTCCTTTCTCTACATCAAATCCAAAGTCTGATTGAGATATAGGATTGCTTCCTATATCTTTGCTTGTGGTTGCATCAACATCCGTTCCTCCGACTGCTTTCTGAGGTGTTTCGCCAGGATCTTGTGTTGCACTTCCGCCACTGTCGTTACTGGTTGCTGTGTTATTTGAAAAACGCTGATCCGGAGTTTCTGGAAAATGTATTTCGTATCTGTCCTTAACTTTATATCTACCCTGTTGAACATTTAATTCTTCTGATTTGTTTAATAAGGCAACAAGACTGTTCTTTCCAGTGCCGAGAACGTCTCTAACTGTTCCTCGTTGATCAGCAGTTTGCGATGCATCCGCTGCTGAGTCAGTAGTAACACTTATGTTAATATCACTAAATGCTGTATCAACTGTGTCGGAGTATCCCTGATAGTTATAAGGATATGCTTCACATGCATACTTGCTTCCAGTTTCGTCAACTTCGAATGTAACTTTTTTTAATTTTATTATAAAAAACTTCGGCTTGATTGATTTTTGTATGGTTCCGTCTTCTGAAAATCCTATTATATCGAGCTTCAGCATGAATGGCGAATCCAAGTAATTAACATAGCCTGCCTTGATTGCTGCATTCTGTAGTGATTGCAATAACAGTCCCATGGAAAATGGTTCCATTATATTAAATGTAAAACCTATAGCATTCTGGTTTCCAGTTTTGGGGTTTGCTGCAATTACTGAAGTCATTTCAAAGTTATTAATAAAGTATTCAGGTGTTCCGAATGCCGTATTCACTCTTGATGATTTGCCACTAACACTTATATAGTCTCTACCTGCACTTGAGAACACAATACTGCTAGATAAGTTTGCTTTTGATTCTGATCCAAACCCTCCTTCAACATCGTAATTTTGTTGGCCAAAACTCAGTCCAACGGCATCTCTATATAGATTGGGATTATTAAACTGCTTGGGTGTTAACACAGCCATGGTCCATAAATGACTGATTGATGCAAAATTTTCCAACGGGTTTGGAACAATATTTTTTAAATTAGTTCCGGAAGATCCTGCATTGGATTCCTGGCTGGTAGGTTCTATAGTTCCTTTGCCTTCGGCATCAATTTCATTTACTGCTGCTTCTGTCTTAGCGAACGCCTTAACAAATACTTGTGGAATTGCTGTGTCTGTCTTTACAGGTATCTTTTTTGTTCCGTCTGGTTTGTTGTTTTTATAATCGTCCAGTTGCTGTTGCGTGCCATATACCTTGGCTTCTTTGCCATTTATTCTAGTAGTAATGTAAGGTTGCTGCCTGACTTCATCAGTAATATTAAAATCGGCAGCGGTTCCTGTTGATTGTATCCTATACTCTCTTAAGTCTGCCATGCTAGACTCCTAAAAATTTCTTAAGATTGGATTCCTTGGGTATATAAATTTTTGTTCCAGGAACAAAATCATATATCGGATCCTTGATTACTTCCATGTTCCTCTGCACAAATACCCACCAAAGTTTAGGATCTCCATATAAATCATATGCAAGCAGGTCCGGACGTCTTTCGTATTGATTTTCTATTGTGTAAAGAAAATCATCCTTCTGAGAAGGAACAGGTCTAATACTTAATAGCTCAAGATAAAGATTGTTTTGTGCAGTTGCTGAATAAGGTGATGATTGATTATATACTGCCATACTATAAGTATCCTTTCTGTGATGGTGTCTTTAAATTTCCCTTGGCATAATCAGTCAAACTAAACTGTCTTAAATTTCTTCTATTGTAAACTGGTTGCACATTAATATTTACTGAACTGGTGATTGGAACCCATGTCTTTGTTCCAAATGCATCACAGCGTCTATAGTTTACATCATTACCTAAATCAACACTAAACGATTTTACAACAACAGGAACGTTATCAAAAATACTTGCACCATAACCGTTAAGACTACACACGGGAGGTGGTGCTCCAGCATTTGCTCCCTGACCAAAGAACATCTTGGTCATTGTTTTAAAGAAAGTTGTCATTGCAATCCAGTATGCCGCCTGTGTTTCGTCATCACAAATAAAGGTTCCATTAATCATAATTTCATCAACCTGGGAATTTTTGTATGCCTGGAATGGGTAATTGTTATGCACTGGTTCAAGTTGTGTATAATTGGCCTTGGTTGAAAAAGTTATTTCAGGCAACATAGGAAATACAACACCGCCTGATCCTTTAAGCAGTTCAAACATTTTATTATTACTGCCAAAAATGCTCCAATCACATGATATTCTCACTCGCCAATCATCACCGTTCTTGGGTAACACCTGTATACCTTCTCCTGATGATGAAAACAGTTCACCGTTCTTGGGCAATTTTGCTCCTCTCTTCTGACTTAAGAAATCATTAAGGGCTCCAGCGCCATCGGATATAAAACTTGCTATGTTACTTGCTCCGCCTGCAAGGCTTCCGCCGGTTAATTTGCTAGCCAATGCGCCGATTTGATCTCCGGCTCCTGCGGCTGCTCCTAGCAAGCCTTCTGCTGCTCCGCCAATAACATTTCCAAACGTTCCTACTGCGTCCGTAAGTGAAGTAATATTGCCGCCGCCAGTGGCGTTACTAACAACATCACCAATATTACCCATACCCGTTTGTATCTGGTCGTTGAACGTTGCTCCTGCTGCCGTCGCCATGTTAAGTCCACTGCCTATATCGCCGCCGAGCTTGGCCAGTTTAGCATCTAGATTAGCCTTTTCAATTGCATTTCCTATTGCTGGGGCTGCTGCTTCTGCTGCTGCCAACGCAGTTGATACTTCACTATCAATCTTTGCGACTAGTTGTGATACTGGATTTGGTGATAAACTCATTTTGGTTAAATTTCCTCATCATTTGATTACTTTACTCTATTTATTTCTTTCATTATGTGCTATTATAATAAATATTAGGAGAACAATCAAAATTATGAGAAAAGTCAAATACCTTAACAATAGAGACCTACTGGCAGAGATACATCACAGCAAGAATACATTTTGCTCCTATGTAGACGCTGATTATCACCAATATGATGTAATACTGCCAAGTTTAGAAAAAATTAACATAAGAACCATTGCAGAAGCAAAAAGAAATCGTGCTGCCAGAATTGCTAAAAGAAATCACGAAGCGGCTGTGGAAGCGGCTGGAAAGAAAATTCCTGCAAAACAGTTTGATATTGATTACAGAAAGATGGAAAAAATAGACTTAGTCTTTCGTATCATGACGTTTGAACACATTCCGGAAGATCTCACAAGAAAGAAAACAAAGAAAACAGTTGCAGACAGACATGTGAAAGTTAACTTTCCTCCATATCAGCATTGGAAGTTTGATGAAAAAGACAATCTGATATGTGTGGGCAAGAGTCATTGGGAAGGAGGCATGGATAACGGCTTCTTTAATCCAAAGGGCGGCAAGGCAACTAATAATCTTGCAAAAATGTGGATCAAACTATGCGAACGTTATGCAACACGAGGTAATGTTCGAGGATATACCTACAATGACGAAATGAAAGGACAGGCAATCCTACAGTTAGCACAGATTGGATTGCAGTTTGATGAATCTAAATCGCAGAATCCATTTGCTTATTACACTGCGGCAGTAACCAATTCATTTGTTAGAATTATTAATATCGAAAAGCGCAACCAAAACATCCGTGATGATATACTCGAAATGAACGGAATGAATCCAAGTTGGTCTAGACAGGAATCGGGCCGGAATAATGGAATGGAAGCACCCAGGACTACTGATAAAAAATCCGAAGAATAATAGACTTGACAAAACACCTAAAGTTAGTTACAATAACATAAGGAGTAAAAATGCCGTTATTTAAAAAAGCAGCCTGCTTCACAGACATCCACTTTGGTATGAAGTCTGGCAGCAGAATACACAATCAAGATTGTGAAGATTTTGTTAAATGGTTTTGCGAAGAAGCAAAAGCCGCTGGTGCTGAGACCTGTATCTTCTTAGGAGACTGGCACCATAACCGTGCGACCACTGACGTCAGCACAATGAACTACACA